TGTGGTTACCTGGGGATACGTCCCCGAACAGGTTAGATGCGAAAGTGTGGGCGATGACTGAACTATCTGAGACGGGTGTTTCAATCGCGCTTGATGATCCTAGTAACTAAGGAGCGTGTATGGCGAATCCGATCAAACAATATATCGTAGACACAGTCAATCAGATGTTCGGGTTGAGTGGTAAAGACGCGTTGGAAGAAACGCATATCGCGCGACAGCAAGAATTATCCGGGTTGATGAGTTACTACTATGGGAATCAGCGTAAACCACTCAGGATAAGCGGACTCGGTAAAGATTACAACGTCATCACCAACCACACGAAAACGATTGTCGACCGCAGCGTATCAATGCTCGTGGGTGCCGGGGTGGAGTTTGACCTTCCGGGTGAGGGTGAATCCGAGCAAGATAAGGTTATCTCTACCACGTGGGACGCGAATAAGAAAGATGTGTTGCTGCACGACCTTGTTCAATTTGGCAGCATTTACGGCACACTAGCGCTAAAGATAATCCCGAATGGTAAAGCGGCAATGGACGGCACGGTGACTAATCGACTTGTCGCGCTGAATCCTTTTAACCTGACCATCCACACAGCGCACGATGATATTGAGAATGTGCTGGCATACGTGTACCGTTGGAATGACGGTGATACGGCATGGCGTGAATTGACCGAGAAGCAGAAGCCGGACAATGGCGACGAATTCTGGACGGTAACGATCTGGAAACTGAATAAAGAGACTGGTAGTAAATGGGTGGTTGAAGGTAAGCCGCTAATTTGGGATTATCCATTCCCCCCGATCATTCATGGCAAGAATCTACCCAACGCTGGCAACGTGTACGGATATTCCGACATTGAAGGTGTTATTGACCTGCAGGATAAGTACAACGAAGCGCGGAGTAACATCAACAAGATTCTCGCCTTGCAAGCCTGGGCGCAGAAGTGGATTATTGGCGGTAAGTTCCCGCGTTTCAAGGACACAGACGGTAAAGAGTACCTTGACGTTGGACCTGATAAGGCGTTAGAGATTACGGGTGGAAACGAACACACGAAACTTGGCATATTACAACCATCCGGTGACCTGACCTCATCCCGAGACCACGCCAACGATATCCGCCGCGACTTCTTCGAGATAGCCGCGACTGTGGATAGTGAGAGCGTCAAGGATAAGGTCGGTGCGCTGACCAACTTCGGGTTACGCGTGCTGTTCAAGAATGAGATTGCCAAGAATGCCACGAAGCAACTACTTTACGGGGATCTGTTATTGACCGTGAATAATCGACTGTTACAACTGGCAGGATTTAGCGGTGCTGAAGCTGACCCCGGCGAGGTGAAGTTTGGTGACCCGCTGCCCGAGAATGACGTTGAAGCGGTAACAACTTTACAGAGTGAAATGGGATTAGGCATCCGCTCGAAAGAGACCGCAGCAAAATCACGCGGCATTGATTGGGAAGAGGAACAGAAGCGATTAGCGAAAGAGAAGCAGGCAGCTGGTAATGTGGGCTCCTCGCTCATTCGCAACTTTTTAGCAGGTAAGGAATAACCGTCTGGGAGGGCGGGAATAGATGAAAAAATATGACTGGCTCTTTTTGTGGTTATACATTATTGGAGAAATAGGTTTGCTTACGTTGGTGCTGTTTTTCTTGGTTTGGCTTGTCGCTCGTGCCATTGGATAACTAATGCCCGCTAAACTGACCGACGTCTGGAAGAAACTCAAAGCAGAAGCTGACGATGCTGACTCGCTGGTATTGGAGCGCATGGCGAACGCATACGCAACTGGCTACGTGAGGGTTGACCCGCAGGTACAGGCGCTCACAGAACAATTAGAGGCGTTGCAGAAGTCAGGCACGTTGACCGCAGCACAGGTGAAACAAAGCGCGGCGTACAAGAATCTGATTGCATCGGTGACACGCGAACTGGATGATTACTCCGCATACATGCGCACGGAATTGAGCGCGGCGGTGACTGAATCCGCAAAGCGCGGGATGATTGCCGGAAGTGAGTTGCTACTGGCAGGCGTGGCTCTAGCGCTGGGAGTTGAAGTCAATGATATACCGAAAGATACCATCCTCCGCCCGAATGACAAGACGCTTGATTTTCTCGCAAAGTATCTTGACCCTGACGGCGCGTTGTTTGGCAAGATTTATAACCTTTCGGGATTCTACGCTGATGAGATAGCTGCCGGAATATTAGAGCGTGTCGGGCAAGGGCTGAACCCGCGTGTCATTGCGAATTGGATTAGTGACGAATACGGTTATCCGCTCACAGACGCCATGAGACAGATGCGTACAAGTCAACTTTATTCATACCGGGAAGCCAACGCTGCAATGCAACGTGAGAACGCCGATGTACTGCAAGGGGTCGTGTGGTGCGCTGAATTGGATGATAGGACGTGTGACAGTTGTATCTCGATGCACGGGCAAGTGTTCCCCGTTGGCTCGGAGGCAAATGATCATCACAACGGACGCTGTGCGATGCTGCCCTGGGTGAACGGCGCAGAGAATCCGATAGGTCAAACTGGTGAGGATTGGTTCAAGTCACAAGACGAAGAAACGCAAAGGAACGTCATGGGCGACGCGAAGTTTGAAGCATGGAATGACGGCAAGTTTGAGTTTAGCGCGTTGTCTCACGAGTACGAGAATGACGTATTTGGGACAATGAGAGGCAGTACACCGCTAAAGGATTTGATTGGTGAGTGATTCACAGTTAGCCGAAATCGTATGTCGCGCCATGATAATGATTGTCAAGGCGTTAATCAAGAAGTATGCGCTGAATATCAAGACGTTTAGCGAATAACAGTTACCACAATCGAATAGCACCAAAGCCCCGCTATCCAGCCGCGCTTCTCGATTCCCAAGATGGGAGTGAGAGGCGCTTTTTATTTTATCTAAGGAGAATACGCAATGACCGAAGAAACAAAGGCTACTGAGACAGTGGCAAAGATTGAAACCGAAGTCGTGACTGAGACAGCCAAGACCGAAGCGAAAGAGGAAACAGAAATTGGTAAGGACGGGCAACCGTTTGACGCTGCCCGCGCAATGGCAACCATCGAAGCCCTACGAAAAGAGAATAGGGATTTGAAGCCGAAAGCGAAAAAGGCGGATGAATTTGAGAAGGCGGAGCAAGACCGCAAGGCAGCCGAGATGACTGAATTGCAAAAAGCTCAAGCCAAAATCGATGAATTGACCGCCAAGACCAAAGCCGCTGAACTGCGTGAACTGCGCCGCAAAGTTGGTGAGGCTGCGAAACTACCTGCTGACATTTACGACCTGCTCCCAGAGGGAACAGAGGATGAGATGAAGGCGAAGGCAGAAGCAATCGCAAAGGCTTTACCCAAACCACAACCAGGACTATCCGCAACGAATCCGGGCGCTAACACCGCAGTACCAACAGAAGCACAGCGCCGGGTATTCCTCAACGGTGGTCCGCTACCCAACTAAGGAGCAATTATGACTGCTGGAATGAACTTATGGAGTGATGTTTCTGCCATCGCAATGACGGTGCAGGAAAACGCACTCTTCGCAATTCAAGATTCTTCACTCATGCCGCAACTCGTTACCGTTCGCGGTGACTTGACTGGCATGAACCTCCGTAAACTTTACGAATACGGAGCAAGTGGCGGAGTGAAACAACTCGCCGAAACTGACGACTTGGCAAGCGAAGCCATTACCCCCGCTTTACTTGGAACACTGACCCCGTATGAATACGGTAAGCAGTATTTCATCAAGGATACCCGCGTTGATTCAGAGGCACCGGAAGACATTATCCGGGACGCCTCCGCACAGTTAGGGTATGACGCTATTTCCAAGATTGAAACTGATCTGGTTGGCGACATGGCAAGTCTCACTGGTGGAACCATCGGAGCCGCCGGAACCGCGATTACCTGGAGTTACCTCGGTGCTGCAATCGCACGAGCCCGCAATGCCAGTAAATCACTTGCTTTCCCGTTAGTGGCTGTGATTCATGGCTACCAGGCTGCGGTACTCGCAAAGTCCGCCTCCATCGCTGGTGCAACAGTTGGCGTAGCCCCTGGTGTACAGGACGAAGTTACCCGCAATGGAATCACTCGTGCTTTTACTTACCTGGATGTGCCTATCTTCCAGTCGTTTGTTGATCCTGATGCAAACGACGACTTTACTGGCGGGGTGTTCCGCCGCGATGCCTTGATGATCGATTATCGCAAAGCGTTCGCTGTTCATCCGCAACGTGACGAATCCCGGCGCGGCTTGGAACTGAACTTTGTTGGCGTTTATGCTCACGGCGTTTATCGCCCGACACTTGGCATCAAGATGATCTTTGACGCCACCGCACCTTCCAGCTAACCGCCAAGAAATAGGAGATAAACAATGGCTAATCATGTTCAGTTCGTAAGCGTAAACGTAGGGGCGTTATCCAACGCCATCCGCCCGATATTCAAGATCCCCACTGGTTACGGTGGACTTCGGGTGGTCGGATGCAACTACACCAATCCTGGTGCTGGTACTTCATGGGTCACACTGGTTGACCTCGGAACTGCCGGAACTGCCTCAAGTAAAGTAATCGCTTCCGGCGGAACCGCAGTGTCTGTTG